TATCATGGACGTTTCAAGTGCTTTCTCTTCTGGCAAGCTCCTGATTCATGATTCATGTACGAACCTGCTAACTGAGCTTCCAGGGTATTGTTGGGATCCCAAATCGCAGGAAGCCGGAGAAGATCGGCCACTGAAACAGAATGACCACGCTCTAGATGCATTGCGGTACGCCTGTAGAAGGATATTCAGAAGGAGACCATTATGATCTGCATTTTCTGTGGCCGAGACCTGACAAAGCTCCGGCAGAAGCCTATACCAATCAGGATCATCGAATTCAGGCCTTTCATTGGGCAGGCTGAGCCAGGCCAGGACAACCTCACAGGCCTGGAATGCTGCCAGAGCTGCTATCAGAAGATCCTAGTGAATCGGGCGAAAGCAATCGCAGAATACGGCCAGATCAAGGAAGATATTGATGCTCACTGACCTATCTTGGATCGCACCAGGCAAGCCCTGGCCTCCTGAAGATGCAGACGAGGCCGCTCGCTTGGCGGAGCACGCTTTCAATCGTGCTGTGTACAACAACCAGCACGATGTCTTTGGAAAGTACGCCGCCTATCTTCGGGACAAAGCCGACGACGACAAGAAAGTGCCGGTCATCCTTGGCTGGGGTGAGAAGGCCACAGCCAATTACATCAACCTCATCCTGGGCGAAGATCCAGACGTCGAGTACGACGGCGAAGATCTGCAGGACGAGCGCCCGGACGAAGAGGTTTTGATCGACGTATCCAGGTTCGGCCTTGGGATGTATGAGGTCACGGAAGACGGCATATTCGCCCAGAGCCCGGAGAACTGCTATATCGTCACAGATCCCACGAACTGGCGCAAGGCCACAGAATACGTATTCTTCCGGCCATTCAAGGTCGACAAGACCGAATACGTCAAGTTCACGATTCACGGCAGGGGCTACATCCAGCATCTCGTCTATGAGCTGCGTGGCGGGAAGCTCGGAGACAGGAAAGATCTGGCATCATTCCCAGCTTATGCAGGCCTGAAGGTATCCGCAGACGGCAAGCAGTCTACGGGCGTCGATGACATCCTGATCGTCCGCGTCGACAACGCTCTTTCTACAGATCGCCGCTATGGCCGCTCTGACTATACGCCCGCAGTCGCTTCTCTGATCGAGGCCCTGGAGCTGGCCTTCGCACGCAGGGAAGAGGTGCTGGCGAAATTCTCCAGGCCGATCTTCATGGCACCTGAATCGGCTTTCAATCACTTCGATCAGGCGAAACAGAAGTGGGAGATCCATCTGGATGAGCCTATCCTGTTGGAGCCCGGATCTAGCAGGGCAGAATACCTCACTTGGCAGGCTGAACTCGGAGCTGTAGAGAACGCCATAGAGGACAAGATGAACCAGCTTCTCTACATGCTTGATCTCGTGAAGGTCGAGGAGGCAAACAAAGCCGAGAGCGGCACGGCGCTAGCCCTGAAGCTTCAGCCCACGCTTTCGAGAGTGAAGCGTTTTGCCAAGGCCCTCAAGAGAGCGATCCCGAAGGTCGAAGTCCTCTACAACCAGCTTCTAGGAAACTCACTAGATCCGGCTAAGATCACGGTTGACATCAAGAGCGGGCTTCCAAAAGATCAGGCTGCTACAATCGCGTTCGTTTCTGCTGCTTACGCGGGCGGGTTCATGAGCCTTGAGACTGCGGTTGCCATCGCTCAGGACTACGAGATGAGCGACGATCCTGATAGCCCGCTGCAGAAGGAACTCGCCAGGATCAGGGCAGCTCAGCCCAAAGCCCCATCAAGCCCCGAAGAGGCTCCGAGGATACAGCTACCCACGATTGAACCATGACGCTATCCGAAGCCCAGGCCCAGAGGCTCATACGGCTATATTCTGATGCAGAGCGCGAGCTTCTCCTTGAGCTGTCCATGGCTCTCCTGAAGGGCAACAGCACGGCCAATCTCAGAGCCCTCCTGCAGAATACCCGCAAGATCCGGTCAGATCTGCTTGCAGGTGGCCGCGAGTGGTGCGAGCAGGCCATTCCCGCACTCTACACATCTGCACTGGCAGAGGTCGACGACGTTCTGGGGTCTGCGGGCGGTGGTTTCGGAACGCTACACCAACAGGCCATGCAGGTGCTTGCTGAGAATGCTTACGGCAGGCTTCAGCAGGTAGACCAGATTGTGGGCCGGAGAATAGACGACATCTATCGTGATATGGCACTCGAAGCAATCAGGGGCGACGTGGCAGGATATCAGACCTGGAAGCAGACAGCCAAGCTCTACAGAGAGAAGCTTGCAGAGAAGGGCATAACCGGATTCGTAGACGCTGCAGGCAAGGAATGGAATCTCAAGACGTACTCTGAGATGGTCGCCAGGACGACTACCCGCGAGACCATGATCCAAGGAACCGCGAACAGGCTCTTGGAACATGGCCACGATCTGGCTGAGATCGTAGGCGGCATGGCGAAAAACACCTGCCAGATCTGCAGATCCTGGGTTGGCAGGGTCATCTCATTGACCGGCGAAACACCTGGCTATCCTACGCTCGCAGATGCAAGAGCCGCTGGCCTGTTTCATGCGAACTGCACCCACAACATCGCAATAGCCGGATCGTTCGAGGAAGAGATAGCGAGGGCCAGGGGATCATAATGCCGCTCAAAAAAGGATCATCCAAGAAAACGGTGTCAAGAAACATCAAGACACTGATCCACGAGGGATTTCCACAGAAGCAGGCGGTAGCAATTGCACTCAGCAAAGCAGGGAAATCCAAACGGAAGCGATCATAGTAATTTCTTTTGTACAGTTGGCTACCTGAGCCTATCAGGGGAGAATTTTCATGGCAGATAGTGCAACAACCGCGCCTACGCCTGGCGCTAATCCAACAACGGAAGGCGGTAATGATCAAAAAACTGCTACCAAGCAGGACGTCAAGACACTTACACAGGCGGAAATCGACGCGATTGTCGAGGAGCGCCTGGCACGCGAGAAGAAGAAATACGCCGACTATTCAGAGCTGAAAAAGGCAGCAGCAGAGTTGGCGGAGATCAAGAAAAGCCAGATGACGGAGCTTGAGAAGCTCAAGGCAGATCTGGCCGAGAAAGACAAGCTTCTGCAAGAAAAGGACACAGAACTGTCAGGATTGAAGCTTGAGCGCGTCAAAAACGCAATGCTCTCCAAGTACAGCATCGACCCTGAATGGATAGATTCTGTGTCTGGAACGACCGAGGAAGAGGTCGAGGCCAGCGTTCAGCGGCTTGCCAAGAGGCTGAAAGTCGAGCCTCCGAAAGCTGCGCAGGGAGCTGGCAGCACTGGTATCCAGAACCAGGTCCAAAATTCTAAGAAAATCTGGAAAGAGTCTGAAATCAAGGAACTCAGGCTCTCCGGCAAGCTCACAGATGAGCTGATGGCCGAAATCAAGCAGGCTACGCTTGAGGGTCGAGTTCAGTAGGTGTACTATTCTATGGCTTTTGAATCATGGAAACCGGAGGTTATAGCGGCTGATGTCCAGCATCAGCTTCAGAAGGCTCTCGTATACGGCCAGGATGGCGTAATCAACCGCAATTACGAGGGCGATGTACAGTATGCGAAGTCTGTCAGGATCGTTGGCGTCGGTTCGGTGACCGTCAAGGATTACGTCCAGAATACAGACATGGCCGATCCGGAGATTGTGGCCGATTCATCCTTGGAGATGACCATTGACTATGACAAGTACTTCAATTTCAAGGTCAACAACAAGGATCTGGCACAGACAAAGCTCGACATCATGAGCGAGAACAACAAGGAGGCTGCATATGCGGTTCGGGATGCCATCGACCAGGCCATTGCGTCTCTATATAGCGATGCAAGCGCCAGCAATGCAATTGGCAGCGACGCTGATCCGGTCGTGCCAAACCTCACGCAAGGCAACGCTGAGAACATCTACAACGTCATAGAGGACTGTGGCGTGGCTCTATCCGACAGCAAGGTTCCGCTCGAAGGCCGCTGGCTGATAGCTCCTCCCAAGTTCACCGGCTTAATCAGGAAGGATCTCAAGCTGACATACGGCATGGCCGGAACCCAGGCCGTGCAGGGAGCGGTCCTAAATGGTCTGGTCACGAGGCTTGGTGGCTTCAACATCCTAGAGAGCCACAACGTCC